GGCGGCGTCTTCGCGCCAGAGCACGAAGACGATCCCGCCATCGCGCGCCAGATGATCGATGATGCGCAGCTTGCGGCCCGAGGACAGGCCGCTCTTCCAGGTGAGAACGCCATTGGCGAACCAGCCGGCGGCGAAGGCGTCCAGGCCGGTAACGACGATGGTGTCGGCCGTCTCCACGGAAGAAACGGTTCCCGCGCCGGAGAAACCGGCTAGGCCAAGGTTGAAGCCGCAACGGGCGTCTCCAAATTCGGCGTCGCAATTGCGGCGCACCGACCGCCCGTTCGGCCGATCGAGAGCCTGTGTCACGCTTTCCAGTTCGGCCGTGAAGCGCCCGTCGCTTCGCGTGATCTTGCCGATCACCGCCTTGCGGATGCGGACGTACTGCTCCGGATCGCTCCAGTTGACGAGATAGGTCTCGACGGTCGCCCCATCGAAGAAGCCGGCCTCGATGTCGGCTTCGGCAAGGTCGGCCGAGGAGAGCGCGCCCTCCACGTCGACCGTATCGATAGCGAGACCGAGCGAGGAGCGCGCCTCGCTTGCCGCGAAGCCGGAGCCCGGCTCGCAATCCACCCCGTCGACGGCAAGAGGCCGGTCATGATCGGTGAATCCGCGGACAACGCCGTCCCTGCGGGTCAGCTTCCAGCACTGGCATACGGTCGTCGCCTCGTTGGCAAGATGCGCGGCCAGTGCCTCGGGATAAATCGTCAAAGGATCACCTCCACCAGCGGGATGCTGGGTATCTGGCCGGCCTTGAAGGAATGCAGGCCGATCTCGATGCGCTCGGTGTCGAAGCGCACTGGAACATCGAATTCATAGCCGGCGGTCACCGCCTGCCCGTTCGCGGGAGCAGCGCCTTCCGCGAAGACCACCGCGCCTGTCGCCTCGTCGAAGGAGAAATCGGCGGGGCTTGCCTTCTCGACGCCCGCCACGGCGACCCGCAGCGTACCGGCCACCGGCTTCATGATCGGCCTTGCATAGACCTCTGGATCGTCGCCGTAATTCTTGACGAGTGGGAAACTCGCCTGTGTCCCGTCGCCGACGCCGAGCGTCTGGTCGAGCAGACCCGGCACAGCGTCCGGCCGGCAGGACTTCGTGTCGAACGGGTCCCTGAAACGGAAGGCGTAGAGCGAGCCGCGCCGGGCCTCGAAGAAGGCAAGCACGTCATAGAGGTCGTCCAAGGACCGCACTCCGGTGCCGGCATCGTAGGCGCGCCGGGAAAGCGCGACGCGGGCGTTGCGCTTTTCTCGGCCCGAGGAAAGCTGGACGATCTCGGTCTTCCGTTCAGGACCACCCGTGGCACCGAAGGAGACCGCGAGCGGGAAGAGCACGTCGTGGAAGCTGGTCGTATCGCTCATCGGCTGTTCCTAGAGACGGCTGGCTCCGCGCGAGACGGCGCGGGCCAGCATTCCGGTGAGTTGCCCTTCCGATTTCCGGAAGGAGGCGGCGTCCTGCGTCGTGACGTTGAAGACGACGTTGACCGGCGCGGCGCTCCCCGCGGCGGCGACACCGAGCCGGCCGTCGGCCGAACGGCGGAGCGGCAGGATAGCCTCCGCGCCCGCCTCGCCCGCGAGGCCGAGCCCCTTGCCCATCGGAAAGTAAGTGGGCGTCGAGACCACTCCTCCCGACGCGAAAGGCACGACCCGCCCCGGTACGCCGCCATCGGCGAAATGAAGCGCGCCGCCCAGGCCACCCAATAGGCCGGAAAAGAGCGAGGAGGCGAGCGACTGCAGCGGCTTCAGCCCCTGGCTGAGCGCCATCCCCGCCAGGCTGAGGCCGATCTGCCTCAGCACGTCCTGCAACGATCGGCCGCTGACCGCCGCCCCCTTCAGCGCGCTCGTCAGTTCGCTGCCGAAGTTTTTCGACAGACCCTGCAGATCCTTGAGGGCATCGGCGAACGGCGCGGTGTCGGCGTCGATCCTGACGGTGACGTCTTCAGTCGTGGGCATTGTGCCTCCTTCGCTTATCGGGAAATTCACGCATCAGCCGCGAAAGGTCGGCGCGTGTGGGCGCGACCGTCGAAGCGCCGCGTCCGGAGTTGGCCACAAGGGCGAATTCCTTCGGGGTCATCGACCAGAAATCGCGTGGAGAAAGCCGCAGCAGGCCAAGGCCGACATGGATCACATCGTCCCAGGGAAACGGTTCGGCATGGGCCGCCGCGGCTTTCAGGGGTTTGGCGAGGCGCCCTCCCCGGCGCCGCCGAAGGTCACGGCCAGAAGCTCGGAAGCAATGCGCGCATAGCCCGCCGCTCCATCCTCCACCCGCATCGCGGCCACTTCCTCGTCCGTCAGCGCCGCGCCCGCGCCGCGCAGGCCCGCCGAGATGACGCGGATCAGGTCTTTCGCCGAAAGGCGTCCGGTCGAGAAGCGCTCCACCAGCGCGGTCAGGTCTTCCGCCCCGAAGGCGGCCTCAAGTTCGGCCAGCGCGCCGAGGGTCAGACAGAGCCTGTGCTCGCGCCCGTCGAGCGTCGCGGCGATCTCGCCGCGCCTGCGATTCGCGCTCATGGCGCAGCCGTGAAGCCGATCGCGCCGGCCGATTCGAGCGCGATATCGAAGGTCACCTCGCCATCGTGCGCGCCGGTATATTCGAGCGACGTGATCTGGAACGGCCCCGCCACGGTGCCAAGGCCGGGCACCGTGAACTGCCAGGCGGCTATGTCGCCGGCGAAGAACTCCGCACGTATCTTCTCGTCGGATTCGGCATCCTTGAAGATGCCGGAGCCGCTGATGGCGGCGCTCTGCACGCCGCTGCCTGCGAGCAATTCGCGCCAGCGGCCGGCGGAATCGGCGTCCGTCACGTCGACGGCGGCGCTGTTGAAAGCGAGCCGCTTCGAGCGCAGCCCCGCCACCGTGACGAAATTTCCCGACCCGTCCCCGTCAAGCTTGAGGAGCAGGTCCTTGCCCTTCTGAGCAACCATCCAAGGCCTCCTTGTCGTGTTGAGATTTTCGCGGCAAACGCCGCGCGTCCGTTCGCTCGCGGCGTCGCGATCGCGTGTAGAATTTCAGCAAACCCCCTCTCCGGTTCGCTTCGCGAACCACCTCTCCCCCAATTCGCGAGGGAAAGGACGGGGCGGCCAGCCTGGCTCTCGTCCTCGCCCCTTCAGGGGAGAGGTGCCGAGCGAAGCGAGGCGGAGAGGGAGTCGGATGTGCCCATCGTCATGTGCAATTGCGATGTCGCACGCAGGGAAAGAACGATGCCTACCCCATCGGCTCGGTCACCGCCCGGAAGCGCAGCAGCCCGTGATAGACGGATTGATCGTCATCGAAGCGGATCTCGGAATATTCCAGCCTGAGATTGACGAGCGCATGGCCGTCAAGCGGCAAGGACTGGTCGTGCAGCACCACGCGCGCCTCCTCCATGATCTCGATCGCTTCCTTCTTGCCCTTGGCCTTCGACCAGATGTGCAGCGTGAAGAGCTGTTCCGTGCCCCTTTCCGTGCTCGTGCTCCAGTCATAGATGCTGGTGCGCCCGAAGGTGATGTAGGGAAAGGCGATATCGGCCGGCGCATGGTCGAACACACGCTCGCCGCCGAGCGCGGCTACCAGACCGGCACTGCCGGAAAGCGCGCCGAATATCGCACGTTGCAGCTCAGCGGCCGGCGCGGTCATGACTCTCCCCCTCGTCGGGCGCGGGCCCGGCTCTTACTCCGTCCGCCTGTTCGAACATGGCGCGCGATCGCGTGCGGAGACGATATCCCGCTTCCGCACGGTCCGCCAGATCGTGGGCCAGTGCCCGAAGCACGCCGGCGAGATCGTCGAAGGTCAGCTCAGCGCTCATCCTCATCGCCCGGTCTCCCGCGTTTCACAGACGAAATAGCGTCCCGTCTCGTCCGGGTCATAGACTGTCAGGATGGCGAAGATACGCGCACCCTTGACGAAGCGCATGCCGCTCCGCACGTCCTCTTCCTGTCTCAGCATCGCGAGATGCGTCACCGTTTCGACCGTCTGGTCGGCGCCGAACACGCTTTTCGCCGACACGGGCTCCAGGCCAACGAATACCGTCGCAACCGCCGACCACGTCTCGACCTCGCCGCCCATGCCGTCGGAGGTGTCGCTGACCTGTTCCAGAACGAGTTCCGTGCGGAACTGGCCGGGATCGACGCGAAGCGCGCGCTTCACAGCCGCCTCCGCTTGTAGGACGCGATCAGGCGATCGAATTCCGGCGGGATGGAGACCGGCTGGTCGCCCACTCCGAAATCCGCGCGAAACTCATACCAATGCGCGACGAGCACCAGGATCGCGCGCTTCAGCCGTTCCGGCACGTTCTGCGCGTCGGCGCCAAAGCCGGCCGAGAAGTCGATCTCGATGCCGTTCATGATGCGGTCCGGGTCCGGCCGGGTGGCGAAGTAAAGACGCGCGGGCCGGGAGGCGAGGTCCACCTCGTAGGTCGACGGATCGACCAGAGACGCCTCCCCTTCCGTTCCGTACACCGTCACCGACAGTATTTCGGCCACCGGATGGAGGAGCAGGGCCACGCGGCCGAAGCGCGGCCAGCGGTCGAGCGCCAGCCGCCAGTTCTGGGAGATCATGGCGACGCCGGCCTGCGCTTCGACCTCCTCGCGCGCGGCGCGGATCAGGCCGGCGACAAGATCGTCCTCGCTGTCGTGGCCGATGCGCAATTGCGCCTTGGCGTCGGCCACGGTCACCGGCTCGACCGCCGGCGCGGTGGTGCGGAAAAGAGTCATGAGATGCCTGTAAGCATTTGGAGCAATGACGGAATCGTTGGAGGAGTTCGCAGCGAAACTCGCTCCGGCGAGCCAGATGGCGGTGGTCTTGAGAACCGGCGCGCAGCGGACGTTTGGTCCGTGAGCACCGGAAGCGGAGAGAGCGCCGCCAGGTGACCGCCGGAGTAGAGTTTGGCGCGAAGTCCTAAGCCGTGCCGAACTTCAGAAGCTTGATCGCGTCGAAGTCCTGCACCCCGCCGCCGACGCGCTTGGTCGTATAGAACAGCACGTAGGGCTTGGCGGAATAGGGATCGCGCAGCACCTTCACGCCGGTGCGGTCGACCACCAGATAGCCGCGGGCGAAGTCGCCGAAGGCGAGCGGCGTGGCGTCGGCGCCGATGTCGGGCATATCCTCCGCCTCGACCAGCGGAAAGCCCATCAGCATGGCGCGGCTGCCGGGCGCGGCCGGCGGCTGCCAGAGGTAGTTGCCGTCGGCGTCCTTGAGCTTGCGGATCGTCGCCTGGGTCTTGCGGTTCATGACCCAGCTCGCATTCTGGCGATAGCCGGCCTTCAACGCGTAGACCGTGTCGATCAGCACGTCGGACGGGTCATCCGCCGGCAGCGCGCCGGAAACGCCGGTCACGATATAACCGATCTTGTTCCACGCCCAGCTGGCCTCGGCCGCCTGCGTGTAGGCCAGGAACCCCTTCGGCTTGTTGGTGCCGTTGCCGTTGACGAAGGCGGCGCCTTCCTGCTCGGCGAATGCCGTCTCGACTTCGCTCGCGATCCACTGGTCGACGTCGACAACGGCGTCCTCGAGGAGCGAGGCGGTCGCCGCCGGCATGGCGTAGAGCTCGACGGTCGGGAACTGCAGTTCGTCGAGCGTCGCCGTCGTGGTCTGGGGCCGCTCGGCCGTCTCCGCCACCCAGCCGACCGCCGGACCGGAGATCGAGAACGGCTTCTTCAGCACGGCGCCCGATACCTGCCGCACGGATGCGATCGAGCGGATCGGCGAGATCTGCGCCAGCCTGCGGCCGATAGCGGCCTCCGTCTCGTCCGGCACGAGGTAGCCGCCGTCCTGGCCGGAGCCGTAGGACATGGCCTTGGTGTCGAGCGAACGGATCAGGCGGTCGTCGCCGCTCCTGATATAGGCCTCGAAAGCCTGCTTGTGCTCGCTGGGCATGACCGGGAAACCGCCGTCGCGCGAAAGCGCCGGGCGGGCCTTCTTCAGGTTGAGCTGGTCGAAGGCGCGCTTGTGCTCGTCCAGCGCGCGCGAGATGCGGTCCACCTTCTCGGTGGTGATCACATCGGCGCCCATGCGCTTCTCGATCTGCTGCAGGCGGTCGTCATTGTCCTGCTTGAAGCTCTCGAAGAGCCGCATGAAATCGTCGAAGGCCGTCAGCGCATCGTCGCTCACCGCCTTGGTCTCGGGCGAGACCGGGGTCGTTCCTGCCGTCATCTGGTCATTTCCTTTCACTGGAAGAGGGTCGCGGCCCTGCGGATTTTCCGCGCCAGGGCCGAGGGATCGTCGGGCGCGGCGTCCCGCTCGCGCATCAGGCTGGCGAAGCCGCGGGTGATGACCGCCTTGGCGTCGCCTCGCGTCAGCCCAGCGTCCCGCGTGAGCCAGCGTTCGAATTCGCGGATGGTGGGAAGCGCCTCGCGCGCCCCGAAACCCTTGACGCGCTCCACGCGCGCGCCGGGCAGCATGGGGAAAGTCACCACCGATACCTCCCAGAGGTCGGCCTCCAGGATGCGGCGGATGCCGCCGGTCGCCTCCTTGCGCGCCTTCACCGTGCGGAAGCCGATCGACAGCCCGTCGAGCGCGCCCGACCGCATCAGGTCAAGCACTTCGCGCGCCCGCTTCACGCCTTGGGCGAGCTTGCCGCGCACGAAAAGGCCGCGCCCGTCCTCGCGGATCTCGGTCCAGGCGCCGATCGGCTCGTTCGGATCGTGCTGGTAGAGCATGCGGATGCCGGCCGCACCGCGCTCGGCGAGCGAGCGGGCGAAGGCGCCGCGCTCGACCCGGTCGTTGGAGAGATCGACCGTGCCGAACAGGCTGGCATAGCCGGAGAAAGTCCCCTCCGGCTCCAGTTCGTCCAGAGGCAGTTCCACGCGCTTGCGCTCCATTCCCTAACCTTTCCAGAAATCGGTGAGGCTGCCGCGCTGCAGGGTGCGGATGACGAAGCCGAGCGCCCACCAGGCGCAGAAGCTCGCCGCGGCCGAGCCCATCAGCATCAGCTCGGCATCGCCGATCGAGGACGGCAGCGACAGTTCGTCGGCGATCTTCAAACCGGCGGCGCTGCCGAAGACGACGCCGCAAGCGATGCCGACGCCGAAGCGGATCGCCGCCTCGCGACGGCCATGCGGCAAGACATAGGCGAGCGAGACCGCGGAGCCGAGCACCGCGCCCGCGCCCTTCACCACCCACAGAAGGGCGGCGTTGGACATGTCGGACATTGTCGGGGTTTCCCTGAGGGCGTGAGCCCGCGGTTCAGACTACTTGCCTATTAGAATTTTAAGACGGCGCATGTTTTCTGCGTAGTTAATGACGTAGGCGCTAAACGAATGTGTCATCGAATTGCCTTCACCCATCCAGCCCTTTAAATCCCACCCGAGATCAAGCAGGTCGGAGGCGGCGAATACGAATTCCAGCGTATCGGTGATGAACGCAAATTCTGTGAAGTGCTCCTGATAGTCGAATGACGCCGGGCTACCGTGCACATAGTGATTGCGGGCCAACACGGCATGATCGCACGGCAGATACAGGTCAGGGAACTTAGCGCTAACCGCTGCCATGACCTTTTCAACCCGATAATGGACCTTATCGCGAAGACTTGCCGTGCCCACACGCCCCAAGGCCGAGAGCACAGACTGCTTGGCGAAGCTGTCCGGCAGGCTTTTGAATATCTTACGGCATTGCGCCACCGCCGCCATTAACGGCGCATCGCGCTCCTTCTTCTTCGGCGCACGGCTCTCCGGCAGGAGATCGAACATGTTGGCGGCGCCGACGATCCGATTGATGCCGTAGGGTCCGAAAAACGCAGTTGCAAAGCGTTCCCGGGGCTCGCTCATAGTCGCGGCGCTATTCATCCATGCTGCTGCCACTTGGGCAAACTCGTCGGGACGTCGATGCGGGGCCAAGAGAATGTCTATCGGATGCGTTTTTGAGTCATCGTTGACACGTTCGTTGCATAGGCTCCAGTATAGCCGGGCTGTCTGGTACAGGTCGTGTTCCTCGACCTTCATGCGGTGCGTAAGTTCAAGCTCAATCCACCGATAGCGCTGCCGCCGCCCTAGGCTGAGCTCGAAAAGACCGTGCAAAGTATACACCGTCAGGAGGGCGGCGCTGAGCGTCTTGGGTTCTACGAACTCGATGTTGGCTGTCACGTCGTTGTCAATGCCGATTCCGGCCGCAGTTCCGACGCCGTGAGTCGTGCGGTTTGTCAGCGAGACCCTTCCGAGTTCGGTATCAAATGCGATAATCTCCCCCACGCCACTGAAATATAGCAAGTGCGGGTATGTGCCGATCTCCGGCTCAAAAGGACGTTCCGGCCAGCCATACTCTTCGGCGATCTTCGCCAACCGCTTGTGGTCTGCCTCCAGCAGCTTTCGGATTTCGTCGGGGTCTGGGCTGAGTGACTGAAAAGTCTTGTGTCCGCTCAATAGGCTGGCGACATTTTCGAAATGGTAGCGAACGGCCCGGATGACAGGTTCGTTGGAGCAAATGAACTCTTCGCCGACGACTACATAGTTCGGGAAGAATGTGCTCTCGAATTGTCTGTTCTCGTCGAGGCGGTGCTGCGTTTGACCCTGGAGCACACAATTCAGAAGCGACGCTTTCTTGCCGTCGCCTAGCATACCG